TATCACCACTTTCTGCTTTTTTAACAGCAGATGGAAATTTATTTTTCAACAAACTAGCCCAGTCAGAAACTCCATCTTCTAATGTATCATAAGCTCTAAATAAACTGTGTGCATAATATTTATTTCTATTCTTATCATATTCGTGTGCTAATAAAATAATAACATTACCTTTCCAATATTGGTTAGGTGAGCCCGCTGCCATTAAATTGCCAACGTTATTATTATGTAGAGATTTAAACGAGGTCTCCATTCCAAGCTGCCCCATTAAAATATCAACGGTTGCATCAATATTATCCTTGACGCCTAAAATTTGAGCGGCTGCATTTTTAACAGCAGATCGTATAGTAGCTATATTTGGAGGATTAGTTTCTTCTTGAATAATTTTCCATCCATTTTGATTTGCACGATTTACTGCATCTTCCTCAGTATTTCTAATATCTTTCTCCTCAGCGCCAATACATAGCAAATTATATTCTTCTAATTTTTTATAGAACACAGAATCTAATTTAGTCATTTTACACCTTGATAGATTTGGCTATATTAATTAGTTGATTATAAAATAAAGGATCCGATTTTTCAATAGAATTAGCATACTTCAAAATAACTTTAGCTAAAATTATTGGATGCTCTCCAGATAACGATTCTAATGATTCAATAAATTTGCTATGTCCTCCTTTTCTTCCAGGCGGATGGGTCGGTCTATTTTGTGCATTTGCTGACTCTTTGGCTTTTTTTTCAGCTTCTTCTTTTGCTCTTTTATTTTCTTCTAATTGTGCTCTTTGTATTGGTGTCATTGCCGCATTAAAAGGAGCATCTTCTGGTACAACGGGAGCTGTTGTAGTTTGTACAACGGGAGCTGTTGTAGTTGGTTGTTGCGTAGTAGGTCTAACTAATCCTCTTGGCGCACCAACAAATCCTGATGGAAATGGAGTTTGGAATAAAGCCATTTCTTGGCTTCCGCCTGAAGGAACGACTACACCAGGAGTAACACTACTTAATTCTGGTGATGGTGTCATTACATCAATAGTAGATGAGGTATATGCAGGCTTATCTTTAGAAGGTGTTCCTGTTGGTTTGCCATCTGGTTTGCCAATATCAGTTGAACCTAATTCTGTAGCATTTTCAACCGGAACAACTTTCTCAACAAATTCTTGGGCATCCATAAGTGTCTTTAAATGATCATTATAATACTTCTTAAAAATACCATCATATATGTTATAATACTCGGTAATTTTATCTCCAGCTTGTTTATATTCGTCAACTTGTCTATTTGCTCTGGCAGTAGCCATACTCTTTAGATAATACAATGTTTGTTTTAATAAGTTATCTGATTGATCTAATAAATAAGTAGTTGACTTTTTTAATTCCTTAACTTTTCCAGGATAGCGTTTTTCCCACGCAGCAAGAGCCAATCCACGCTTTGATCCAATATTCTTAAAAAAATCTATAATGCCAGCTTCTTTTACAAATGTGTGTTGCATATCGGCTTTTTTAGGCTCAGAAAACCTGGTTTTTATATCATGCAGGTACTTAGCATATTCTGGATTATACCCTTTGCCTCCAGGCGTCACTTCATCAAATAAAAATCTGCCATGAACTTTATCTATATTGACATTAAACTTTTTTAATATCTCTACAACATCTTGAAGCTTCTTATGAAATCTGCCTAAATCTGCAACAGTTTTCATATATTCACGTCGATTAAAATAAGAACGTGCAGATTTTAATAGTTCCTTACAGCTAACTCCATCAGTAGGATATTTCCCAATTGATTTACCAGATATAATAGTTCTAATAGGATCATCTGTTTTATTTCTAAGATTATCCATTATCTCTTTAAATTCAGGGTCAAACCAATTTTCTGTGGCTAATCCACTAATATTAGTTTTTTCTCTGAATTTATTCCATCTACCCATTTCTTGTGCTGTTTTTTGCATAATGATACCTTTATTCATGCCAATCGTAAATAATACAAGATTATACATAAATGATTATTAGGTCATATTAATTTTGATTAATTATGCTGGTGGTGGAGGTGGTGGCGCTCCACCTTCAGGTGGAGGAGGTGGTGCTCCACCTTCAGGTGGAGGAGGTGGTGGTGGTGCTCCACCGCCGCCAGGTGGAGGAGGTGGTGGTAATCCACCCATATCTAATCCTGGTAAGCCGCCGCCGCCCCCAGGAGGCATTTCTCCTGGTAATGGAGGTTCTCCTGGTTGAGCTTGACCTGGTTGTACTTCTGGTTCTGGAATTTCATCTTCTTCATCTAAGGCTCTAAGAGCATTCAAAGACATAGTAGACAAAGCTACTTTTTCTTTTTCATTGATTGCGTTTTGAATAGCTTCTATACGCATTTTTCTAACTTCATCTTCATATTCAAGTCCCATAGAACGATATAATGTATGAAGAGATGCTCTCTTCTGAGACCCTTCACCCTGAGTTAACGTGACAAGATTGTTAATATAGTCGCCAGCATCAAACAATGACATATGGTTCCAATCTATTTCTGGAACTATTAATTGTTTTTCTCCACTCGAATAATCATAGAACCCTTGAATCTTAGAGATTGGTGCAAAGATTTTTCTCTTTAACCACATACTCAACATATTTCGAAACTGCATATAGCGTTGTCTTAATACGTCAAGAGCTACACCACCATTTGCATATGTAGTATCTGCACCACCATCCATTAAAACTGGTGGCACCTGTAGCCCAACATAAATCTCTTTGATTATCTGTGTAATATCACCAGATATATCATAAATTCCAGATCCATATCCTACTCTTTCTACCGCAACACCTTCATGGGTGAAAATTTTAAAATCCTTATCATATTGAGCAGATTCAAAAACATTTCTCCAGGCTTCTAGATCGGCAAATGTAGGTTTAAAATCAGCTGAACCAATCTTAACTAAAGTTAATGGATTGATCATATTATCTGCTTGTGCATACTTAGATTCACGAAGTTTATCAAATAACATAAGTTGTCTAAAAATACATACAGGAAGACCTGTGCCTCTTATCTCATAAGGACTAATTCTTCTGGCTAAATGAGAAACATGAAAATTATCTAGAGGAATATTTTCCCCATGTTTAACAGAATCAATAATATGTTGATTCAATTGTTTGCGCTGTTCAATATCAGATGGTTTATTAGAAAAAATTATCTTCTTGAGATTTTCATCTGGACGCAACATAATTATTGGTTCACTTGCAACAACGGTTCTTTTAACTAACATATAATCTGGATTTTGAATTAATAAGCGGCTCCATTTGCCCTTACTCTCATCAAGTTCCGCATAAACAAATGATTCGCCTAATAGCCAATATTCTTGAGCAATTTGAACACAAATATTCATAAGATCTATTTCTTCAATCATATCATTGAAGAATTTTTCGATATCTTTGTTAGGACACTTAATACTTAATTTACTAATAGGATACGTGCTGTGCAAATTAATAGCGTTTTGTACAAAGGGATTTAGCGCATAAAAACTACGACACCATGCATTAATAGTCGGGCGGTCGCGAGGCAAGTTTAAATTACTATTAAGCCAAAGAGGTGAATATACTTCTGGTGTTTGTTTTACAGAATCGCCATTACCACCTCGATAACCACCACCGCTACCACTTGAGCCGCCACTAACAACTTGAGCAATTTTAGACAAACCAATAGATGATGTTACTGTGGCATTAGATGTAACGCCATCTTCATTAAATGCAGGTCCAGTTCCGTCTCTGAATATACCTTGTCTTACTTCATCAGTTAATGTATCTCTACGATATTCTGATATACTTTTAGCCATTAAAGCGCTAACTTGTGGAATGCCTTGAGACATATGTGTACTATTACGCGATATGTTCGATGCCATTAATCCACTATCAATTTGTGGAACAGCTCCTCTTTTTTCTAAAAACTGTTCAGACCTAGATTTCTTATAATTAGACATAAAGCCTCGTTTCCACTATACCCTCTACTATACATAATAAATAATATATCAGTAAATATGTGTATTTTATTGAGGCTTAAAATCTTCTAGATACAAACCCTGTTAATACTAATGGTTTATTTCCATCAGCAAAATTCTGTTGCTGAGAATTGGGATTATTATTGGTAAATCCTTTTGATACAATAAACTTATAAGCTAAATATCCATTTAATAATGCCATAAATCCATCGTTTGGTGTGCTGCCTTTTACATAATGAATAACTGGATCAGCGCCAGTTTTAGAAATAGATGGCTTAACTTCCATACTGGCACAATGATCTATTAACCACGCTACTTTTTCATAATCACCAAATGGAAACCTAATTTCTCCCTTTTTCATCTTTTCATATAATTCTCTAATATAAAAATCTCTTTCAAAATCTATTTCTTTAGGAAAAGAATCCTTCTTAAACATAACATAATTATTTACTTTACTTCTGGCACGAGATACAATATAACGATCTCCATAAATTGTATGTAATATTTCTGATAATTCTTGAGAGAATCCAATATCCCCAACAGCTATCTGAACGCTATATTGTCTCATAAGTTGGTCAATAATACCTTTTTTACTTTCCAAATCATTACGTTTGAATTTTGTAGCAAATTCAATAGACAATAATCCTGGTCCTTTCGCGACCAATACTACTGCGGTACTATATGATTGTCCTGCGACTTTAGCTTTTTCTGGATCTGCTAATTGTTCAATATCAGCGCGTAAACCATAGTCTAAGCCCATTACTACAATTTGTTCTTCGCCAGGAATTAATCTTGGTTTAAATTTTCTGCCAGCATCTCCGCAAAGGTCAGCGATTTCATCCGGGGTGATAGGACTCGTATCTCCTTGAAAAAACTCCCCTAATACTTCTGTATGAAAAATACGTTCAGTATTAATTGGATGTTTGCCCGGCTTTTCATTTTCTATATCTTCTCGTTTAAATGTGGGCATATATAATTGGTTAATATGAAATCCAATCATTTTACAATCATCATCATTATGATCTCTTAATGCTACCCATTTGCCACGTTCAGCTGCTTGTCTTTTATCTTGTTCTAATCCACAATGCGGACATTTTACAATGTATCCATGAAGCCAAATTTTTTCCCAATCATCTGATCCTGGAGTATAAAGAGGAAAATGTTTACCACATTCTTCACAACCAAGATAGTAATATTGTTGTGAAGATGACATCCACATCTTATGAAAATCTGATCCCTTTTTACGAGGGGTACCAAAATATATCTGCACGCCTTTGCTTGGTTTTCCATATTTAGCAGTAGTTAAAATCTTAAGTGCATTTCCCATTGCCAAGCCACTAGTTCTTTGACATTCATCAAAAAAAATAACATCAGCAGTACGACCCATTAATCTGTCCGCGTCAATGCCTGTAGACTCAATCCAAATATGATTACCACCTATAAACTGTTTAAAATGCAATGAATCGTTAGTGGGGCTCGTAGGATCTAATAGCCCCTGCATATATGATTTAATTTTTCCAGAATTTTTCTTATCTATTTTTTCTTCACTATCTATTATTAATGAAGAAGCAATCATTTGATTTAATTTTGTTTTAGAATATGCTGCTGCAAGTTCTAATAATGGAAATGCATGAATTACTCTGATTGGTGGTTTATTTCCAACTCCAAACAAACCGGAACCCATGAAATACATTTCAAGCGCCCCTGCCATAGTAGTGCCACCAACCTGACGACCTTTTACTAAAATAACTGGTTTTGCATTCGGCTCTAATGCTTTTACACCAATATATCTATAAATATCTGAAAATGGTTTATATCCATTATTACTTAATTTAAATGGCTCTCCATCTAATGTTAGATATTTCTCACAAAATGCTACGGGATCAAGTTTAAGACACTGATCTTTAAGTTTTAAAAATAACTCACTGTCATCTTTCTTCATAATATTCACATTAATAATCTGACGCTGGAACTAAGCTATTAAAAGCATCTGTATTTGCGGGATCAATATCATCATCATGAGAAATATCATTTAAAGAACCTAATTGTGACAAGTTATTTGAATCAGTATTTTCACTTTTTGCAGCTAAATTTTTCTGACTAACATGTATAATAAGATCATTATCATCCCAATCTTTTGCTTCTGATACATCGTTCTCATGTATAGATCTAATCTTATTTATAATTGCTGGAATAGACAAATTACCCCTTGTACTCTTAATAACATTATCAAGTGTTGTTTCTATTTGAGGACACTTCATAATAACTACTGGTAGTTTCTTTTCCAGGTTTATTTTTTTATGTAAAACAGAATTTTCGTCTGCAGCTTGTTTAGTTGTCTGTCCATTATCTTCTTCAGAAGTTTTGTTAATTTTACTTAGGAAAGCAGATAACCCACTTCTTTCTTTCATATCCTCTACCGCTGCCGCTACAGACGGATATTTTGATTTATTATTCATTATAGAACTAATTTGATCAAACAAAAAATTATCATTAGTCTTTGGTTGAACAGCTTCTTTTTCAATAAGTTTCTTTTGAAATTGATTAAGCCAATGATCTTCATCTAATTCACTGTCAGAATTTCTAGAAATTACAGCTTGATGTCTATTATATTTATTTGACATATTAACCTTTAAACTGTGCTGCCCAATCATACTGGTCATCTACACTTATATCAAAATCTTCTTCGGGCATATACCCCCTATCTTGACGTAATGGATAACCCATATCAGCTAATAACTGCATAACTTCAGCTTGTTCACGATCAGTTAACTTCCATTTTTTAACTTGTTTAGAATAGATGTCTTCAATATCATGTCCAGCAGATACCATACCATTAATACAAATTCTTGCTATTCTGGAAGCAAACAATGGAGCCATAATATAAACTCCTTGAACACCAGTTATTTTTTGTGCTTCTTTAATAAAAGATTCATGTTCTAAACTCGAAGACTTCTTTTTCTTATTTTTCTTTGTTTTCTTTATTTTGTCAAGTCTTTCGTGTAATCTATCTATACCATCTTCAATTTTGACTCTAACTTCCTCAATTTTATTGGCATCTAACTCTTCTTCAATATCTAGTCTCATAGCCTTTGATATTTCAGAATCTAACTTTTCTAAATAGGAAACGGCGCGTTCTAATCCAGCAGTATCATATCCTGAATGTTTGGGAACAGTATCAAAACGTTCTTTAATCCAAGCAAGAAATCCTTCGGCGCCCTTAGATTCCCAATCCCATCTTTCACTTTTCTTGGATTTTTTAGCATCATTTTGATCAGATTCAGATACTTCTAAGATATCATCGGCATCTTTATCATCAACAACCTCTATAACTTCAATAGGATCGGGACTATTACCTGCGCCTGGTATATTACCATCAAATTCTATAACCACTTCCATTGGTTCGTCTGATTCTTGAACTACCATTGGTTCATCTTCTTGAACTACGAATTCATCCTCATCTGATGATCCGGTTTCTGAATCAGAAAATTCCTCAATAGGATCTGTATTAATATGTGGTTGTTCTTCTTCCCTATAGTCTAAAACATCATAAGGAGAGCTTGAAAATGATTGTGCCGTTGATTTTAATGACATCGAGTACCTCTAGACCTAACTCTATGATATGTTTATATGCATTTATATGCGATATTAGTTATATTAAATCCACATCTTGTCATAAAGAGTGTTTCCAGAATCAGTTGTTCCATATTCTGGGTCTTCATCATTTGGTGCATCTAAATCTTCCTTTGGAGAAATTCCATCCGGTAAACCATATAAATCTGGTTCATGAGGATTTAAATTTCCAATTAATTCATCTAATAAAGATTGCAACGCATTAATATTATCAATTACCGCTTCCCCTTCTTCAGAATCATAATCTCTTCCAAAATCTAACTTATCTGGACTTTTTCCTTCAAAATCTGGCATTGTTAAATACTCATCTAACTGCCCGCCTATAGGTATAGAGTCAGCATACGACCCAGAATCTCCTAAAATGGGAGAAGAATTAATTTGATCATCAATTGGAAAATCAATGGCAGTTTTTACTAAAGACGATAATAATGCCATTCTTCTAGCTATCTTATTGCTTTTCTTTTGACTTTTAGTTATACTGCCATCATCTTCTATATATGAATCATCTGATTTATACTTGTTTTTATTGCGTTTTCTTTTTTTATCTAAGAAATCACCAACACTCTTATATTTATTCATGTTTTGATAAAACCCGGCGCCAGGACCATGTTTTGTTGGACCATCTACACCAGGAACATCATAAAGATCATAATTCTTAAAAAGAGGCTCTTTAAAGCGAGGCTGTACAACTATAGCTCTTTCAGACTTATATTTCTTCTTTTTTGGTGCTGGTTCATTTACTCCCCCACCACCTTGAAAATATGCTTGCTTAACTGGATTGCTCATTTATTCTACCTTTAAGATGTTTTTGATAATAAGGATATACCGGTTTAGTAATTGGAATATAATTCCACAATCCCATTTTTGTTAAGTAATAACTAGCTTTATCTGCGTCCCACTTAAAAGCATCATTAAGTTTTTCTGATAATCCCTTGCCAGATGATATTTTTATAGATTGGGGATGTTTCTTAACATAGCTTACAATAGACTCATCTATATCAAAACCTAATTTTGATGCTAAGTATATTGATCTTATTACTCTGTTTTTATTTGAAACTAATGTAATATCAGGCGATAAACAAGTTTTAATCTTTTTTTCTTTTATATCCTTAAATCCATAGCCCGTTGGGTCTATAACGTTTTTTAAATCAAAAGATAATAATAGAGCATTGCATGTAAAATCTCTACTAAATAATTCTCTTTGCATATTTGTGGGTTTATTTATGCCCTTACTATGTAGTATATTATCAATGCCTGGAACTATAAAATTTGATGAAAAATCTATCTTTAACTTCCCAATAAAAATAGAACTGTGACCATCGGTCATAGTTTTTCTAAGTATGTTATATTTTTTCTTTAATTCTATTGCAAATTCTTGAGAAAGGTAATCGCAAGTGTTATCACCGGTTGTAATATCAATATCTGATATTTTATCTAATCTATCGAGATACTTATCTCTTGGCGTACCTCCGCAAATATAGGGCGTAGTTGCACCTATTTCTTTTTGAACTTCCAGCATGTTTTGAAGTAATTCGCGTAGTTTCATGCATTTTCTTCATATCAAGCTACAGGTGGCTTAGCGGCTGGAGCTGGTGGAGGTGGGGCTGGTGGGGGTGGTGCGTTTTCTAATCCTTCTAACTCAACTTCAGGTGTTTCTTTTATTTCACTTTGAAGAGATTCATTTTCTAAATCTTTTCTCATTTGTTTTCTGGCAACTTCTTTTTCTTCTTGATCTTTAAGAGATTTCTTTGCTAATTCTATTTCTGGAGATTTTACTTTTTCTCCTTCATTTTTAACATCAATATCTCTTGTCTTCATAGTGCCACGAAGTTTAGATAGAATATCTTCTAAACGAGTAGAAATATAGTTGTTTGCTTCAAGAGCCTTATTAGTTGCTTCTGATAAAGATGGAAAAAATGGTGCTAATCCTAAACTATCCAACATCATATCTGCCAAAGCCAATTGACGGGGCATTTCTCTTGTTTTATAGAATTTTACTATATCTTCAAATTTTGCGACAACATCAGAAATAGTGAGATTAGAAAATACAGATTCAACCATATGATCAAAATCTTTAGATGGTTTTACTTTATCTATTTCGTTTTCATTTACTTCTAAATTCTCATCTGGTTTTTCTGTAGGTTTAATTGGTGGCATTGGCGATGGAGTTCCAGCTTCTACTTGAGCAGTAGATACAAGTTCATTATCTTCAACAGTCAAATCATCTTCATTATCCATCACTTCAAGTGTATCAGCGCTGGTATTTCCAGTTTCTAATTTATCTAAAAATTGTTTAATTCCGTTAGGTGTTTGTTCTTCTGGTTTAATTGGAACTGCTGCTGGTGCTGGAGTTGTAGTGCCAGGAGTTGTTGCTGGTAATCCGCCTACATTTCCACTTCCCTCCATTGGTGGGGCTGGTGGTGTCGGAGCTGGAACATCTTCAGTTTTCTTATCTTTGGGCGCGTTAGGATCTTCAGCCAAAGAATGTAATAAATTAGCCGCTTTAATAAATCCCTTATATGTGAGCCTATTTGCTTCACGCATAATCATATCAGTATAAAGTTTGTCTGATGCGCTGCGTTTATTTACCATTTGAATTTTTTTCTTCAAATCATATATTGTTTCTAATAAAGAGGAAAATTCTTTATCAGCGAAAATTTGACCATCTTGAGATCGTAATAATTTTTCAGCTGAATCTAATCTGCCAATAATCTTATTGCGTTGTTTTTCAATAATTCTCTTTCTTTCTGAAACGGATAATTCATCTACCGTTGCATCTCTGGCAAAATCTATATCTTTACCACCAACATTAACGTCAGCTTCTTTTTCCTTTTGATCCGGTTTAATTGGAAGTAAGTATCCTACATCTGCATCACCATACCAATTATGTGCAACCTTATATTTTAAGTGAGTACCTTCTTCATAATATTTTAGCCAATTAAGAAAATCATTTACTTCTGTAACCTTCCATCCTTGTGTGGCGTTACGAACAGCTATATTTCTTGGTAGTTGATTCTTTTTTTCCTCATAATATATATCTTTTACTGTTTGTAACCATTTATTCATATCGTGAGTGCCGGGTATATTTTGCATTTGTTCAAGATTAGGATATGCTGATTTAGATCTTATTTTTTCTAATAACTGAGGGTTTGTTTTTCCCAAATCATCTATACTAATACCAAGTCGTTCTAGTGTTCTTAGCTGTCTAATGATCATCATTATTACTTCAGGATCACTAGTATCAAAACTACTATCTGGATATGGAGTAATTAAATCACTCCATTTAGGTGCATTTTCTGTTAAATTCTGTGATTTTGGCATGATCTCACTCGTTTATTTTCTTGTTAATTGTTTCGCTTAACAATTTGGCTTCAGCCAATCTCACTTCGGTATTAGGACCATCTTTTTCAGAAGGTAGTTTTAACTTAGAAAATTCCTCGTTAAATACTTCCATAAAATACAAAGATGATTCTAAATCCATCTGAGATAAAACTTTCCTGATTACATCATGAAATACCGAAATATGCTGATCTACAACCTGTAAAGTTACTTTATGTTCGATGGCTTGATTTACTGGAACTTCAGTAAACTTATAATACTTTTCTAATATATTTCCTAATACTTCTGCATAGTCAATAAGGAGTCTATCTACTCTTGTATTAATATTTCTTGGATCTTCTTGGATTTCATCAAATACTTGAGCTAAACGACTTTCAATTGCTATACATAGATTAGTAACAATTTGCCTAATATCTAATTCTTTTCCTGCCAACTCAAGCATTTTGCTTTTATAAGTAGGATTATTTTGTACAGATAAAGCTAACTGCTCTTCTGTACTGGAAACTAATGCCGATTTAGATTTAGCTAAATCTTCATTAATCATATTATAAATATCTAAATAATTAGACTGAAAAGACTTTATAGACTTCTCAGCAATAACAAATTTGGCTTCACTTACATTTGTATATTTATATTTTAACCAATCATGTATATCTTTTGATGATATCCCTATAACTAACTTCGAGATAATCTCGTCCTTATCTGGGTGCTCTAAAATCTTCTTGAGTGCATTTTTGTTCATTATTCATTCTATTATTTTAATTAATAACCCATTCTATTTTGTCTTGTATCGAAAATAGCATAGAAAGGAATGTTTGTCATTTGTGTTTGGTTAGCAACATCTCCGCCAGGAACTTTAGTGCCATTATTTAATGTAAAGCCGGTATCAAAATTATAGGTTTTTTTATCTAACTCACATTGCCACATATGTTCTCCAATACGGGCAATTTGTACGCCAGCATGATCTGGACAATAACGTGTACTAAGAGGAGATTCATGAATATCAATTTGTTTAGTCATATTGCTTTTTTCAATCAATTTCTCTGAATCAGCAATTTTATTGGTTTCTGCTAAATCTTTTGATGGTTGTTCATATTTCTTTTTAAGATCATCAAGTCTCTGGTCTATTAAATCTTTTCTTTGTACAACTGCATCTGGAGGAGACGCAATAGTCAAAAGCAATTCGTCAATTACAGATGCTTGTTTCTTTAATTCCACATCGCCAGACTCATCGAAAGCAGTGGCTAAAGCGGCTAAGTTATCAATTGCTTCTGGAGTAATTTTAGATTCTTCTGGAGGTTCTATATCCTCAACAGTTTCTGCAGTAATTTTTAATAGTGCTGCTGCCTGTACGCAAGAGTTTGCCACAATCTGAAGACAATCATCATCATATTCAGCTAGGAGGATTGCTTCATTATCTGGGCTTTCTAACCATGAAGCTATAGCAGTTAACATTTCTGAAATTCTCATAGTCATTTCTTTAAATTCCTTCGCCCTTAGTGGCATCTTCTTTTTCTTTACGAACCCTCTCGGTCTCTATTGGAGATCGGAAACTTGGTTCACTCAATGATTCTTCTTCAAAAGCTGGCTCTAATGGAGATTTATATTCAGAAGGCTCTTGTTCAAAAGTATTCTTGTTCGCTCTTGTATTATATAGATTTTTTAATGATACAATTGCTGCCATCAATTCTGTTCCTTTTTTAGGTATATGACCGCTTTGAAGAGAATTGTAAACATTAGTAATTAACTCTCTTCCACCGGGCTCATCTAATAGACCAGATAAAATTTCGTAATCAGTTAATCCTATTTGAGATGCAAATGGCATTCTCATGAATTTAACTAGATTCTCTTTACTAATTGGCTGTACTGGTGGATGATATGATTTATCTTCTAATTCTTTAGTTTTGTTGGTAAACTTTTGTAACTCTCTTTGTTTATTGTTAATTACACTGCTCAGCCTTTTAAAAGTATCTCTAATCTGTCTTTCCTTGTCTTTACGAAGTCTTAAATCCACTGTTGTGGATAAAGACATTTTGTCCTGATAAAAATTAATAATATCTTTTACTTTTTCATCTGTCATTCTTTCTTTTAAACGACCAAGAATAACATATAAAATATCTGGATTTGCCCCCACAATATTCTTCATTAATTCTTTCATAGTTTTAAATATATATACACATGTAGATTCACCCAATCCCGCTAACTCAGGTATTATTCTATTTTTATTTTTAGAAGGAATTCTCTGTTCAACTACTGGATTAATTTTTGGAACAGGTACAGTCTCATCAGTCACATATAAGTTATATGCTTCGATTATTGCATTTTTTATATCTTCAATTGCTCTGTCAGAAGCAATAGATTTAAATCCATACTTTGGCGCCAGCAACTCTGATAATCTAAATAATCTGTTTGACATATTTTATCCAAAAATCTTAGCGTTAATAAAAGTGGCTGCCTCGTATGTTTCATCCATTCCACGTCTATATAACGGACGACAATTGCCTTCCTTATCTTGATATACTTTATGTAATGGTAACCCAGTATGTCCACATATTGGATGCTGACTAGAACTACTCTTAACAATCATATTGCAAGTACAAGGTGCAGATGCTTCTGCAACTTTGGTAGTAGAACTGGTTCCTAGACCCTGAAGGAATACTTGGAATCCAGTTGCATATGCCTTTTCGTCGCCAGTATTTGCCAATACATTCAATGCGTCTTCTGCCTTAGCTGCATTGCCCTCTATAACGGCAGAACGAATGTTATTAATTAAATCGCTTGGTTTCAATCCAAATAATGGAGAAGCCGAGGCGGCTGCTTTATAATCCGATTCATTATTGATGTATAATTTATCAATATTTCCTTTTTCAAGCAAGGATACGGATCCATTACATAGAAACACGGAAGGTTTATTTACGCTGTTGTTACTAATCTTAACAGGAATAGTAAAGGCTACTTTGCCGCCATCTAACGAAACACTATAAAACAAGGTATTTTCATTAACATCTGAAACTGCTAGTTGAGCATTTGAGTAGCCCATACTAACCAATTCTCTCATTATAATATCTCGGGCTAGATTTAATTTGTCAGAGCCAAACTTAAAAGTTGCAAATCCATCTGGAGAAGAAAACTTCTTTTCAAATGATACGAATTCATCAGATTTTGGTAACTCGACATCTTTTTTAGAAGCTTCAGCCATTTTCTGTCCAACAATTTGCCCTTGGAAAAATTCAGATTTTCCTTGACGAGTTGCATGCAATCTGGTTAGCGCCAATTCCGCATTACTAATTTCTCTATTCTCGCTAGAAGCTTTTGTCAAAACACCTAGAATATTGGATGCATTAATCTTTAATTTGCTGCCAGCATTAGTTGTAACATATTTTTTAACATTTTCATGATTTAATTCTTGTGGTCCAGAATTTCCCATAAAAATAGAAGCCTCGGATACCATATTATTAGAAATTTCTACTGGAACATAAAAACTAGTAATACCCTTTGGTGTTTCATAATCAGCCTTTAAAACCAAAAACTTATCACTACCATCGTTGACGACTAACGAGGTTGGTTTTAATCCCCAGGAATCTAAATCGGTATTTACTGTTGCTACGGCTTTATTTGCTAAGGCTTGGGAGTATAGTTTTAGAGGAATACTTTTATCGAAAACGCTATTTAGTGCGTTTGATAAAATAGGATCAGCAACCTCATATGGATTCAAATTTGTTGAATCATCTTTAGTAGACACTCTTGGTTTATCTTCAAGTGATATTTCTACTCCAAGTTCATCACCAAACAATTGTGCAAATTTGGTATTACGAGAATACAATTTTTGATAAAGACTTTTAAGATCGGCTCTACTTATAAACAAAGTATTATTAGACGCCATCTTTTCAATTACTCTTGACATTGCGCCCAGAGTTTGGTCATGAGGGTATGATTCAATATATCTTGCTAATTTAATAGCTAACACTGGGGTAGCGATTTTGTGATTATCCTCTACTGTCTTCGCTATGGAACCAATTAATTGCTGTATTTTGTCGAGGCTCATTTAAACACCTTTTCCGTAATTTAAACCAATTCAGGGTATTTACTTAATACCTCTTTTTTAGCTGATTCATTAAGCTCATTTAGTAGAGCGTTAACTAATTTTTTGTTATCAGCTAATTTCTGTGGCAAATATTGTTCGGCTTTATTTAATTCTGCACGAGGAATACCTAATTTATTATAAGCTACCCTAATCAATGGGTCGCCTTTATAAGCAACTTGCAAATCTCCGCTAATTTTATTAATAGAGACTTTCCAGTTTGAAGAAGCTATTTTTTCTACTGGATCTGGTTCATATATTGATACAATATAGTCACCATCATCGGAGCTTTGTATTTGCCACAAATTAGCTCCATTATCATCGTCTTTGAATCGGACCACATCAAAAGCAACTCTTTCGATGCTATCTTTTACATCTTCAAGACGATATGCCTTTTTATAAATTGTATTTTCTAAGCTTGAGTAATTTATCGCAAATTTCGACATCACGTCTCCCATTATATAGAATATGCCACACTATACATAAAGAAATATTGATAATAAACATATGCTTATTTTCTATATTAGTACTCAGTGCATTCGATTTTATTACCAAAAGAAAAGAGACATGTTCTTTACTAATAAAAAAACATGTCTCTTATGGATGGTACGACTAATTTAATTTCTATTGCTAAAACAATGAATAATAAATATTCGTTTGTAAAAACAGCAACTATAAGCGATTTATTATTTGATTGTATAAGAAGTATGCGTGATTATTTGCAGCAGCCAATGTATCAAAAAATGTATGGCGATCCAGAAACAATGCAAAAAATAACATATACTGTTTCTGTTATGACTAATTTAATTAGATATTTAGATACTCCACCAGCTCATATGTTAGAAGAATCACGCAAACAGTTCAAATAATTACCAGGCTTCATCGCGAATGTCGCGCATCTGACCCAATATCTCTTTTATACGACTATCATTTTCAATAATTTTTCTTATTTTCTTCCTCGCCCCACCATATATCTTTTTTCCATTTTTATAATCTACATTACCATTTAATGATTTGGTGATTGAGCTTTGGTTAACGTCAAGCATTTTAGCTATTTCCATCTGAGTATAGCCGTCAGCATATAATCTAATAACTTCTCTCTGTCTTGGAGTAAGTAAGGTATCTACAATTCTCCAAAATTCTATTTTTAATTGATCCTCTAGTTCCATAAGATCCTCATTATATCCAAACGGATTTAATCTATTATATATTCCGTCTTCATTACAGAATGCTTCCATCATATCATTGCTGCATACCGTTTCGAGAAGTACCCATTGGTAGCGGTCGCTCCTGTTCTGTCTTTTATTCATAAAAACTCCTATTTAGTATAAGTTACATTTTTTATAATATTGAATATAGTGCTTTGTGCTAAGCCATATTTAATACCCAATTGTTTTTGTGTGATTAAACCTGTATTATATTCCATTCTTATTTGCTCGGCTATTTCAATAGTAAGTTTTCTATTCATAGCAATATGTCCAGAATGACTTTCTGATAATTTTTTTTTATGTTCATTGGATAGAGGCTTTCCTGTAAGTGAATTAGATATTTTCTCTTTCCATTCTTTTGGAAATTTTCTTCCATTATTAGTTCCAGGCTTACCAATACTTACTCTAGAAATATTCTCTTTCCATTCTTTTGATAGTTTTTTTCCTTTAAGCCAACCATCATGTGTTTTATAATATTTCCTTAAACTATCAGATAATTTCGCAAGCATTTCTGGGGTGCGTGGCGTTGTATTTCCACCAGCAGAAATATTATAACCTTTGTTTGTGTTTCTGCTATCGTATTGTTGTATTAATTGTTCTTCTGTGACATCAGCATCTAATTGTGTAAGACACATTGCGATTACTTCAAAAGTAAAAACATTAGATCCATATTTTGTCAACGCCCTAGTGATTACTTGGTTGCCTCTATTATATTTAGCATTTGATTTATGTTGTGACCAACGCAAAATTGGATTATTTGTTTGCCCAATATACACTTTTTGATTTACTATATTCGTGATTTTATACATATAGTACATAAGATCTCCTTAATACTATATTCGCTTATACACAGATTTTGACATTGATAGTTATCGCTGCGATTTAATCTTTGACAAGAAAAGATAGTGACTCATAACTATTACTAGACAGATACTCATCAATATCCTTATATTCTGGTGGTAAGTAAAAATTTCTTATATTTGCATATTTTCCAAAACGTGACACAATACGTTTTCTGCCTTTATCACCCGCCTCATCGTTATCTAATAATAAAAATATATTATTAGTGTATCTGCTAATGACAGAAAATTGATAGTAAGTCATATTAGAATTACCTAAAGCAACAATATTTTTAAAACCAGACTCTATAGCTTTGATTACATCAAACTGTCCTTCTACTATATAAGCACAATCTTGTTCTAAGATAAATTGTTTTGACTCATTTAAACCAAATAGATGGTTTCCTTTATGAAAAACTGTATTTTTATATTTTGGTATCTTTTTATTTTTTCTTTCGTCTTCTGTCAACAGGGTTCTTCCTACTAAAGCAATAATGTTTCCATAAGCATCTTTATACGGCATAACTAATGGATAGTTCTCAAAAAAATTAAACATCAATGTTCTTGGACAAAAAGAATCTTCAATAGTTTTGAAGTAAAGTAAGTTTAATTGCTTTAGATCCTCATCTCCAATTAACGACGTTAATGCAGCCATATTATTAATGTTTGGAAAATATCCAAACTGAAATACATCTTGGCTTTCTTTTGTTAGTCTGGAATCAAGATATTCTTTACATTCTTGTGCTTTTGGAAAGTTATTTAATAGAAATTTACAAGAATCTATTACTTTATCTAACATGTCAACTTCCTTATGCGA